TGCTAACAGATAAAGCAGTCATGTTATTAAGATAATCGTTATAGCCCATAAACTTTTGATTAGGCTTGTTCATTTCAGCTAAAGTAACATTATGATTAGTAACAGCATTAATTAAAGATAAAATAGCCTTTGAAGTTGGTTCATCAACAACATCGGCAAGTTCGGGAAGCATTGTTCTGCTAGCATAACTAGGAGAAATAAGATGCTTAGCAATAGCTAATTGCTTAAACTTTCTAACACCATCTGGGGTAGATTGTAGTTGCTGAATAATAGTATTAAAAGCATCATTAACCGTTAAAGGACTTTCTGATACAACGCCTTCTTGAGTATTATAACCTGTTCGTATAGCATTACCATTAGCATCACCAATTAAAGCAATTGGTGTAGTTTTATCATTAGGAGTGTAATAAAACTCTAAACCATTTGTAGTTAAATTTCTACTAAAAGTACTAGGGCCTATACCACCTGTTGGTTTTAATACGGCATCTTTGGGAAGGGGTGGAGCAGCTTTGCTACTAGAGGGTTTACCACTAGTATCAGTTGCTTTAGTTGCTTTACCGCTAGGATCATACTCGTATGTTTCTCCACTAGGTAACGTAGTTGTTTTACTTCCATCAGCATGAGTAACTACATGTTCACCAGTAACATAATCTTGAGCGTACTCACCAGGTTTAAGGGCAGTTTGTTTTTTGTAATCTTTATCCCACCCTTGATCTGTAACAAAATTAAGTTGATCTGGAGTAAAGAATTTTCCCTGTGGAGTATCTACAAAAATATCTACAAGAGTCCCATCAGAATACCTTAAAATATTTTTTACTTTAGATTCAGCACTAGCTTTAGCTTTGTTGTATGCTGATAAAGTTTGTTTATTTGGATTCTGTTGATAACGATTTGCAGCAACAACTGCTTTACCTACAGCAATAGCAGCATCGGTTTTCTGATTAGCAATAGTTGAACTATTTGGCTTATCAGTTTTGTAACCAGTTTTTGGTTTTGTTGATGGTGGAGTTGGAACTACATTTGCATTTGGCTGTGGTCGAGGTCCAGTTATTGCTTGCTTTTTAGTAACTGCTTTCTTTTTAGCAGCATCAGCTTTTTTCTGTTTTTCCTCTTCTGCTTTTTGCTGTTTAATACGTTCGACATACGGATCTTTACTTGGCCTTGGCTTTGGATCAGTCATGATTATCCGTTCCTATTTACGTTAGCGCGAGGATCACGAACAAGTGCATTCATCAATTTTTTAATTCCGTAGTTGTAGTATTGTTCAAGAACTCTTGTATCATCAGAATTAATTAATTCAAGCAACTTTTCAGTTGCTGCTTCTTTAGCAGTTGTTTTTAATTCTGATTCATTAACAGCATTCCATGTTTTTACATTGTTAATGTAATCTGCAAAATCTGAATAAATTTTATATGCTTCATTAATTTTGCTTTTAATTTCTGGCTTTACTTCACCAGGATAATCATTAACAAAAGCATTGCCTTTCATTACAAAATTGTAAGCATCTTGATTCATAATGCTACCTTGCAAATAATTATCAAGACCTGGAACACTTAACTTTAATAATCTGCGTTTTTCTTTATAGCCATTAACAATTGCTTGACGAGCAGGAGTATCAGAAAATGGAACAACTTTTAAATCATTTGCTTCATCTTCTTCAAACTGATAATAACGATTAACCGCAGATTGCATTAATGCTTTTTCGTAAAAATTATTAATGTCTACATTGTTAGTTAAGCCAGCAGCAACCATATAGTTGTAAGAACCAGGATTAAACTTACCAGTATTAGGAGCAAATAATGTAGCGGCAGAACCATATTTGTCAATAGCACTTTTGTTTTTAATTACCCAAGATTCCATCTCTTTACTAAATTTCATGATTGGAATAATTTCTTTGTTTTTCTTGGACAAAGTATAAACAAGCTTGCCGGGATTTTGACCCATCCAAGTTGCTAGTGCAAGTTCATAGGGATCTTGAACATCAGGATGTTTTTCATTAATAGCATCTAGCACATCATAAAACGATGATTGCAATGACGGATAACCATACTCTTTAAGATAGTCTGGCAAATCTTTAATGTCAGACAACTGAACAGTACTAGGCATAATCATGCCAAGCAAACCACGAAGCGTAACAATATTATGTGCAGATATTTTTATGTTATTTAAATATTCTGTTTTTGCTTTTGTGTAAGCTTCAACATCAACAACACCTGATTCTTTTTTAAAATCTTCAGGTACTGGAACTTGAATATTATTTGCTACATTGTAACTAATTGCTTGAGTTAATGCAGATACTTCTTGCTGTGATTGTTCATCTGGACTAAGCATGTTCCATACTGTTTGTACAGATCGTGGCATAAATACTTTCTGCAAATTAACATTATCGCCGTAACTACCCAAAGCAAAATTATCTACTTTATTGGCAAGTTGATTGGTTATATTTACATCTGGAACAGACAATATACCTTTAGCCAAAAGAACTGATACACCAGCCAATGGACCACTAAGGTATGGCATACCTGCGTCATTTTGAAATGATGGATTACCAGCATTTAATTTAAAAGTAATGTTATCAAAGATGGGTTGATTAACACCTTCTTTGCCAGTAATCAAACGTAAAGCATTATTAACGGCACCAAAAAGAACATTGTCAAATGGAAGAATAACATACTGTTCACCATTAGGATCTGTATGTACACTACCAACAGCAGACAATCCTTGTGTTTGTAAACGCATACGATACAAAGCATTCATGCTGTTATCGCGTAACAAACGATAACTACGACGATGAAAATCTTCTACTGCACGGTAGAATCGTCCAACTGCACGAATGTTGTCAGCAAAAATTGTACGCATTTCTGGGTTATCAGAAAACTTTAATACATGTGTAGCAGAGTCATGCGTTGCTCGTTCAGCAAAATATCTAGCTGCTTGTTCTTTTGCTCTCTGTTCAGCTTGTGTAATTTGTTTTGCTGTAGCATTAGGATTATTTACTTTAAAGTCATTAACAATACTTTTTTCCATTTTAAGTTGCATTGGCATGTATTGCTCACGGTAATGAAGATAATGTAAATGAACAACTGGCTGACGAAGAATGTTGTCAGTTTGACGAGCCATAGCATCATAAGCACCATTAAGACCAAACCTACGTACGTTTTCTAAAAACGATGGAGCAGGTGTATCTAATTCTGTAAAGATGCGACCTTTAGCTAAATGATTAGCAGTTAAATCTTGATACTTTTCAAAATTCATTTGATGTAAAAGAATGCGATGATCTTTTACGGGAAGAGTAGGATCAGTAAATGGTTTGAAATAATCAATAAGTTTTTGATTAAACTGATTAGCATCACCATGAAATACATGATAAAGGTTAGCAAGAGCATCTTCTGCAAAATTATATGCAGCATCATAATCTGACATGCCTTTGTATTTTTCAAACTGCGTTGTAGAGTTTTTTAATTTAACAAACGCTGGATGAGTATTAGGTGCAGATGTTGGTTTAAGTGTTTTGTTATATCCTAATTCGTGCAGGATATCTTTAATTGCAGATTCCCAGTTCTTAGATGTACGTAAACCATTGTGCTGTAAAAATATTTTAGCAAGATCTATATCATTGCTAATATTTGTACCAAGAATAGGGTTAGCATTAAAAAATGTTACAAACTGGCGAAACATATGTAATTGTAAATCTGTTTTAACAAAACGATCTACAGGTATAGAACGAAATACACCAGTTGGAACAACCCCATGTGCATCCATAGCAGCAAGCAAGTTGTCATCAGAAATAAAACCACTATCAGTTTTAAAGGCATCATCAGTCATGCCAGTAATACTTGAACCAATATTACGAGCAGAGGTAGAATCTAGCAAAGCAGATGGATTTAGTTCAGCCATTTCATATAAAAAGTTTTTATAGTTTTCTGGCAACTTTGATCCATATTTTGCTAACGCTAAATCAAAAACTTCTTTGCGATATTCTTTTTCAATTTCGTAACTTTTCTTTCCAGCATTAGCAGGATTAGCATAAGCACTTTCGCGCATTGCTGCTTTTTCTTCTTTGCTAAGAAAAGAAATAGGTCCTACTTTTTTTCCAGTAGTACGTTCAAGTGCTTTAAACAATACAGCTTTAGCAGGACCATAAGAAGCAGGATTACCATTATAAGCTGCCATTACCTTTTGCATACGCTTTGCATTGCGAATATTCTTCATCATTGGAAGATTCATGTACATTGCAAATTGATAACCCTCATCAATTGCAGTACGAATACCCAATTGAGGAATAAGAGTTAAAACTGACCAAGCATCTGTAATAGCATTTGTAACTTTATTGTTATATGCTCCACCAATAATACGTGCAGCCTTTTCCATATTGCTTTCATTAGCAATATCTTCACCAGCATATTTACCAGCAGTAAACTCTTTGACAGTACGCCAGTTAATTGGCTTGATCATGTCTTGAAATTGGTGTGGATTTGTAGGACCAACAGTTTCTACTGTTGTTCCTGCTCGTTTACTACCAGAATGTTTAGGCATTTCAAGATTATCTCGTACAAGAAAGCTATCTTTAGCACCATAAGAAGCATCAAGAATTTTATCCATGAGTTCTTTACCAGCAGAACCCATGTTATGTACACCAAAACGTCTAAAAGTTGTTTCGTCAATGTATCGTTTAATGTTGATGCGGTCTGCTTGAGTAGCTTCAAGAAAATGTTGTGTTAACGTATCCGCTAATACACGATCATTAAGGGCAACAAATGCTTGACGACGAAAAATTTCTGCTGTTTGAATAGCATCATCACCAGTTCTAACGGCTGATGAACCAGGAGCATAAGATGTTTGACGGCGAAGAAACGCACGAAAACCAGTTTCTGTTTTACGATCAACTAACTTGTCTAATGTTGTCCAATCAGCAGTACCTGTACGATCTGCACCCACCTTTTGTGCTTCTCGTAAGAATGTGTCAACCTGTACATCATTAAGTTTGCTGTAATCTGCTTTACCAACAAAAAACTCTTGAACTTTATGCTTAACACCTAATGTTGTTTGACGAGTTTTTCTGGCAATTGCGACACCTTCACGAGCATAACGTGCATCAGATGTACCACCACGTAGTAATCTGCTAAAATCCTTTAACTCCATGAAGTAATCTTTAAAAGAAAACTTACCTTCTTTGCCCATTGCACCAGAAAGAAACGTTTCAATCTCCGGCAAAGTACCATGTTCAGCAAAATTACGTTGAATGTAATCTGTAACTTTAGCCGCTTTAACAGTATCTTTATTTAACCTAGCATCTTTAAGTTCATCAATAGCTTTACCATAGCCATCCCAGAATCTAGCAACATTTGGGTTAGCAAAATGATCGGCAATGTTACCAGTCTCAATAAGTTTTTCTGCAAGTTTGGTACTTTGACTAGCACCTTTAAGAACAGCAGAACTACCAAAAGTTAAATATGTTAATGGATCTGCAGCAATAGTAAATGCAGCATCAATAAGACCAGAACCAATTTTAAATAAACCTTTATTTTCTTCTGTCTTAATACCAAAAGCTTTATTTACCCATCGAGCAACATCTCTGCCTGGAGACAAACGGGCACGATCAAAGTCGTCAAGAATAACCTGAAAATTTTCAGAATCATTCATTACTTGATTTATAACATTAAGAAGTGATTTACTTTTAGATCCATAACCTTGAACAATTTGTCCAACGCCTTCACCAGCAAGAATATGTGTAGCAACGTAAGCAGTTTCTTGACCATACCGGTTAATTAATTTATTTAATTCGCCATTATCATAAAGCATTTTTCCATCAAAAGATGCATCTAAATTTTCTTTAGACCAAAATGATTGGTTGTTAGCAGCAGCATTTTCAACCATATGAATTGGTGTAGCAAGAATGTGTGCATACTTTTCAGCACCACCCATAATCCAACGAAAAGGACTAGCAAGTACTTGACGTGTATTATCCCAAAGACTTTTTTCTTGATCTGGATTTGTTTGTGTTTTACGCCAAGCTTCAGACTCTACAAGATCACTATTAGATGGTTTGTAAGCATAGTCAACACCATAGTAATCATACAAAACTTTTTGGTAAACAGGAGTTAAAAGATTGTATTGTTTTTCTGCTTTTGCATTTGGCAATGACATTAAATAGTCGTGAGTTTTTTTGACTTTAGACCAATTTTCTAAAAGGTTTTGTTCTTCTTTGGTTAATGCAGTCGTTGAACCTGCAGCATACAAAGTAGGAGCAATTTCACCAACAACAGGATGAAGTTCTCGTTTTGCAGCAGGAGACATTGCAACTGGAGCAGGTTGTGTTTCAGAATTTACCGCAGGTAAAAGATTTTGATTAAGCGGTGGATTATTTTGATTTAAAATACTAAGGTCAGGATTTGCCATTATTGGATTCCCCGACTACTCAAATCCTGAAGAATTGATTCAATTTGACCCGAAGGATCAGTTTGCGCTAGTCGGCTTAATGTTTCAATGGGATTAAAAACTCGTTGTGGTAATTGCAATGCTTCTGGTCCAGCACCTGGACCCATAGGACTGCCGTTTGTTACCGGTTCGTCTGGTTGTTGCGTTGGGGCAAACATACCAGTAACAGGAGTTGAAGCAGACGGAATATTAACAGATGCAGTCGGAGTAGGCTGAAAATTTTGCGCCATAGGTGCAGCAGACATCTGCTCACGAGTTTCTTTACGATATCCATATTCACCATTTGCTGGTAGTCCACGATCTGGATTACCATCTGTACGCTTTGAAAGTTTACCTGGACCAGATACGGCAGCTGGTTGACCTGGCTTGCGATATCCACCTCTAGGCATATTATTCCTCTTCTGTTACATTAAAATCGTTTTCTAGTGCATGTTGCACTAAACCAGTAATTCTCCATAATGGAGTACCATCTTGGTTGTAAAAAGTATTTGCAAAGTATTGACCGTCACCGTCTATAAACTCTGCGGTTAAAAAGAATGTGGTGCACATTGCACCGTCTTTGTGTTCTGTTTGGCTGTATTCGTCTAGCAGGTTTCTTAGTTTTTGTATGAACTCGTCATACATTAACCAGCACCACCAAGCATTGACAAAATAGACGACACATCAGGAGCAGCCGCAGAAGCCCCTGTAGGGGCTGTAGGGGCATTTTGAGCTTCAGGTGGTACTTGTGGACCAACTGGGGCTTCTGGTGGCTCTACAGGGCTTTCTGGAGCCGTAGGGCTTTCAGTCTTTTCTTGATCGAATACTTCCGTGACCGCGTCTTCAATGCTAAGACCCTTTTTCTTTGCGTTAATAACACTAGCAATTTTTGCTACAATGTCTGAAGGATCTTGTCCTTGTGATGCCATCTGTGGAATAGCTTGGGTTAAAGACTGTAATGATGCTGATAAAGCATCTCGCATTTTTTCAATGTCAATACGAGCCTGTTCATTTGTTACGTTAATGCTCCACGGCAATTCACTCATAATAAATTCACGAGAGATAAGACCAGCATTAAGAGCCTGAAGGCTAAAGATTAACGCACGAGATGGGTCAAGTCCAGTCATAAGACCGTAACGAACCTCAATGTTGTAATCCCCATTGATGTCTTTAGTTGGCTTGTAACTTAATTCGTATGGCGCACCCTTGTAAGAGCCACTCATTTCCTTTTGGAAATCAAATAGCTTTTCATCCATCTCAAAACAAACAGCAACAACTTCTTGGAATAGTTGAGCAAGAATCTGCTGTCCTGCTTTGATCTGACTATCAAAGCTACCCATAAGGGCTTGAACACCATTACCTGTAATGATGCTAGCGTCAATGTTACCTGAACGACCTTCAGGATAACGTGAACCCATACGCATTTCATTTTCAAGCATCTGCTGTTCTTGGAATGCGCCTGGTGGAAGTTCCAAACCTACACGACGAACACCCTGTGGGTTATTGCTACGGATAATTGAGTCTGGACCAAAAGCAAACTCAGTAACATCAGTAGGCATAACCAATGGTGCCTGAACAGATTTTTCTGCAGCTTCCAAAGCAAGAAGGCTAAAACGAGCACGTGCAACCTGTGCCCATAGAACATCATCAAACTGACCACGAGGATCATCAATGTCTAGTCCTGGTCGGCGAGCAACACGTACAGACAAACGACCAAGCAAATTCTTTGAACGTTGTAGTACAAGGTTTGCTCGTTGTGGCAAGAACAATACAATCTGGTCGTCATCTTCATAACGCATTAGTTCAAGAGTTGTGTCATAGCTTTGTGCGTCACGAGCCATTGGACCCACAATGATGTGTTCCCATTCGGGGAAGTCAATGCATAATTCCCGAACAGTCTTAATGTATTTCTTTGTAAATGAAACAAGTTTACCAAAGCGATTAAACTCTGGGTATGAACCCATAGGGTTTTCTACTCGGATTGATGGTAAACCTGATTCAAAGTCTGGCTCAACAAATATTGGCAAAAAGCCGTAGGTAATGTACCAGTCAGCACCTGTGTACATCTGTGTTTCTAGTTTAGAAAAGTTAACATAATTGTTTACAATCATGCTTTTCTTGTTTGCAAACTTCTTTGCTTTTTCTGAATTAACGTTTGTTGTAGTGCAGTTGAATGACGGTAGTGGTGCTAAAAGTTCAGCAATGTCACGTGCAGCAATGTCAACAAAGTTGGCAATCATTGGCTTGGACATTTCCTCAGGGAACATGTCAGGATAAACCGCAGACATATTGCCACGACGGATAGATGTAATATCTGCCATACGGCGGTCACGATCAACGAACCGTCTGGTCAGAGCATCTACCTTACTGGCGATCTGCTCATTGGTTAATGCCATTGATTATCCTAAAAGTAATTAACGCTATCGGCTAGCATCTCGTCAAGGTTAACTATTCCTTGTTGAGCTACGTTGCGCCTTGTGGCGTATCTGTTGTTAACGTGCGATGTTATAAAAGAGCTTTGTTGTATAAGTTCTTTGGCTCGAATCTCACAGAACCATAAAGCCATGACACAGTCAGTCTTGCCTTTAGTGTCAGCTTTCCAAGTAATAAGCTGATTGATTAAGGCTTTGACATGTTCATTGTTGTTATCAGGAAGTTCAATTAGGTTATCGTTCTGAAACTTTCCTTCACGGATACTGCCAAACAACGGCGACATACCTGCTACACCAAAGCCGGTATCCCATTTGTTCTTGCCAGTAAAGTGTTCACGTAATGCTGTGCCACGGCTAGCAAGCCATTGACGAAGATCATCATCAAGCGAAAAAGCTTTCTGAAAAGCGTTAATCTCAATGCGTAGTTCTTGTGGATGGTATTTGTTTGTCCACTCTTCAATGAGGCTACGAATCTTTTGTGGTGTTGGGTCTGACATGTTAAACACATCTAACACATACCGCTTATGAGTGGTGCGGTTGAACGCATACATAATTGCAGCAGTATTCCCTGCCATAGCAGGGTCAAGCCCCATAATGGTAGTCCAAGTACCTTCTTGGCTTGGATGACCAGGAGCATTAAAGTTTAATGGACCAGACTTACGCATTCGGTTAATCGAGCCATTAACGGCAATTAGAGGGAAAACAGCATCCTCTTCAACGTCCTGCTGCTGGTAAACCAAAGCCCACGTAGATGGGGAGACTTCGCTTCGGCGTTCAAACAGTCGCTTACCATCCCACTTTACATAGTGACCATTGACATCTGGCGTAAGCAATTCTGGATCGTCATACTCATCAGCCCCATCTAGGGGTCTGTCTGACCTAGCCCACAAAGTTTTCCACTCAGCAGGATTGTCAGAGAATTTTAAAACGGCTGGCATGGCTAGATAAGTAAACGGCGACCTGCCGCCAGTCCAATGCTCAGCACTACGGATTTCTTTATAAAGATCAATTGAAGACACACGAGTACCAGCAATCAAAAGAGTGCCAGTAGAACCAACACGAGTGACAACCATCTTCTGTAACCAGTTTAATTGCTTCTCCCACTCATGGGCATTTGTCGTAGAGATGATGTCATCCATGATGATTAGGTCAGCACGTGTACCATAAATCTGCTGACCAACACCCAACGCTTGAACGGTGGGATCTTTTTCACCTGAGTCACGCTCTAGGTAAATTCTATCGGCTGTCCATTGATCAGCCGTTTCTTTGTAGCCATTAGCTGGTCCGTATACTTGCTGCATCTTTAACCATGGCTCTTCAGTAAGCCTTTGCTTGATGGAGTACAAAAACTCCTTAGCCCTAGTCTGGGTCTGAGAAATAACCACAATACGGACATTAGGATTTAGGGCAATGCGGTAAACGGCGTAGTTGACCGTCATGGTGGTGGACTTAGCGTGTTCGGGTGGGACGTTAATTAAAAGCCTACGGCGGTTACCTGGCTCATAGATCATGCTCTCATGTAACCAAGAAGGATCGCGTCCCTCAAGAACATCAATCCAATTCTGCTGGTGTGGAAACACCTCGGTATTTAAAAATTCCTTTGAGAATGTGGCAAAGTCTATGGAACGCTTATCTTCGCCTAAAGCTAAGGACATGGCTTCAGAGCCAAAAGCAATAGCATCTTCCATACGCTCGGCAAAGCCGGGTGTGGATAACCATGACCTTAAAACTGTATTCTTTTTTCCAACAGCAGCAAGAGCAGATTCTTTATCTATTCCTTGCTTTAAAAAAGAAATAAACTTGTCTTGATCTTCACGTTGCTGTTTCCTAGTATGATGCTCATTACCAGCTTTAGCAGACATAAAAATCCTTCTATTATTAGTATATATATTAATTAATATACTATATAGCGAAGCCCCTTAAAGGGCTTCGTAGTAGTAGACAGCCCATAAGACCTGGCTGTAAGAAAAGAACCTACATATATACTAACCCCGTTACAGACCAATAGTAACGCATTGGGTAAAAAATAATTATAACAATTTTGTTATCTTAAACAAACACAGATCAAACACACCAAACAAAACACAAAAAAATAAATGAGAGTCTACACTACAAGCTACCGCTTAGTTTAATAACCGTGGGTCAAAGACTTCGCTTCGCTCGTCTTGACGACCCACTCTGACTAACACTCCCCCTACTAGTTTCCCTTCGGGAAACGCTGACGCTCTAAAACTATTTCTGACAAACAAACACAGACTAGAGACAGTTCACTGTCTGCTGACTAATCTCAGACTTGTCCTGACTAGCGTTCCTCTTTTTTGCCTAATGGGTTTTTTTACGCTTCGCTTGGATTATGAATTTTTCTGCCTGAACGGAAGTAGGGCAGATAGAAAGGATTCGTTATGTTGTTTCAACTTGAAACAAAGAACTTGGAAACTGGATTGGTTTACAAGTCTCCACTGTTCTCCTCGTTCGCTGAAGCCCGTGAAGAAGCGCGTGCTGTGTCTATGGCTGGTCGCCGTACGGTTCGTGTTGTGCAAGTTGCTGAGCCAAAGCCTGAAATTTGCGATAGTTGCAATACAGGATACGACGCTCAAGGTAATTGCCCTTGCTGGGCTAGCCATCCTCAAATGATTGGAGCGTAAGTTATGGATACTTACACAACAATACAGGTCGCCCTCATACTAGGAATCCTAGTATGTGTGGGCGGTATGGCATTCGCATTCGTTGCTCAGATGAATCTGACTGACAAAGCGGAAGCAAAGGCGGAGCAGTACCGCTATTGGTTGAACACAGCCACTCAAACTATGCGTGAAGAGTACGAAATACTTGACGCTACTTCCAAGGATTCTTTGGCATCGCAACTGCAGAACAAGAATCTTGATTACCAGAATCTACTCAAGAGTTACTTTGACCTGGAACAAGAACTTACCGAAGCACTAGAACTGTTAGGTAAGTTCAGATGTACGCACTGTGGCAACACAGACCGTGATGTGGTCTGTTGTTATATGTGTCAAGTTTAGGCACTGAGTTTGCTTGCGTCCCTGCCTCCGTGGGTACGCAAGCATTCTTGGTTTCTAAATCAGAAACCTGTCACTCACAAGACAAGGAGTTACTAATGAGTGATGATGACGAAGTGGTCTACGAAAGTGAGACCAACTACATAGATTGGTTAACTGTAATGCAGTTAGCCAGTTTTATGCAGGTTCTAGACCCAGAACTAGAATCCGTAAACCAAGAGCAAGAGTCTTGGGACAACAGCATTAGTAAGTACGCAGTAGATGAAGCGTTCGTGCTTTCAGATAACTTCGTTACGCAATCTGTTGACATTCGTGCTGATGAACAAGTCAGTCAGCACGATTGGGTATCCTCTCGTACCAAAGGACCTCACTCGCTCCAGATAACACTAGACGGTAAATCAGAATGTGGCAAGCCATTGGCTCAGTGCAATACTTTTAATTGTAAGCACGAGTCTTGGGTCAAGTCAGCAGAGTGGCTACCACAAGTCCGCGATGAGTACCTTGAAATGTGGTCATCGCTTTCAGACCGACCAACCGAGAATAACTTCATCGGTCTACCCGGTCTGCGTTATGTAGAACATACAGACAATCTGTTCTATGTACTCAACAAGGTGTGTGGAAATTGCTTTATCTACACACCTAAAGCAGACGATACTTGTCAGAATTGCGACAAAGTATTAATCAACCAATAACGAGAAAGGCTTCCGCCCCTGCTATCGCGGGTGGCGGAAGCCACTCAAAGTCAAACAACAGTAAAGGAAATGGTTATGAACAACCAAATCAAAGTAAGTGGAATGCTCAAGAACATTAAGAAGTTCGACCAGTACGGCTTAATGGTAGTAGGTCAGTTGACTCAGCGTGATGAGAACAACAAGGCTACATTCACGATTCCAATCGTGACACACAGCAAGGTAGTTGCAGAAATCTTGGCAGGTCTTGACAATGCTAAAGACGCTGACACAGGTTACACTCCAGAAGTTGTAATCACTGGTGAACTCAACACTAAGTTCGACACTCGCAAAAATGTTGACAACGCTGACCGTAAAGCACCGCTAACCCGCATCGTTATCTCTGAAATCGAGTTGGTCGGTTAAACAAAAGTCCGGGAGTGGGAACAAGTCCCACTCTCGGACTTTTCAGGAACAGTAGGCAGACTCGTAGTTACTAAGTCAAAGGATTTCTATGATCTGTAATCATATCTATAACACCAAGTGTGTTAGTTGTAGTGAAGATGGTAGCTATAACTGGATTACTTGCAGTCAATACAAGCAAGACAAATGCGAGTTCAGTTGTAGCAATTGTGGAGAAATTATCAACCAATCAAATGAAAAGGAAAAGAATAGTGACAAACTATCTATTAGAAAAAGTAAGTGAAACACTTCACGGTGAAAACTTATTTAAAGTTAATGACGGTGAAGTTAATCTTGTTGGCGTACGACTTAATACTCCAACACATTTAGCAGCACTAGTTAAAAGCAAGGATACTTGGGATGCAATCGAAAACAGACTCGAAGTATTCTTTGTTAACTATGATCAGAAAATTCTTGGTTCATTAATATTTAGAACTGATGCAGTTGAAAGCACCAATGAACTAGATCATTCACATCTAGTAGCTGGTTACATTAGTGAAAGTGCTAGTGACTTTGAAAGCTACGAAGCAGTAACTGTAGCACACGGTAAGTTCTTTACCGAGTCAGATGTTTCTTCTTGGTTGTCAACAACATTTGAAACTGAGAATACTCTTGACATCTTAAACATCAATGGTGACAAATGGACATCTGCTATGTGTTCAAGTCAAGGTTGTTGTGATCCTAATGGTACTGTAATTCCACCTATCGATTACTACGAACAATCTCTCGTTGCTACTGAGTCAGACGAAAAAGAAGATGATGACA